ACTGGATTTACTTTCCAGACTGTTACGATGGAGAGAAGCAGATGGCTCTCAGGGCGGAAGGCTATCCTATATTCGGAGAAGGTCACGCTGGTAAGCTGGAAATGGACAAAGAGTTCTTCTATGAAGTTCTGGAAGACGTAGGACTTGAAGTACCATATACCTATGTAGCTGATAACTTTCAAGAAGCACTCAAGTACCTAGAAGATAAAGAGAATGTCTGGATTAAGCCAGCCGACTCATTCAGTCGTGGCGACTTTGAGACCTTTCATTGGGTTAATAAGAGACAAGCTCGTAGATGGGTAAACGAGATAAATTATAGACTCGGTATACGCACGGATGACTTGAGACTCCTTATACAAAATGGTATAAAAGACTGTGTGTTAGAACCGGGTTATGATGGACTGAGTGTAAATGGTCAGTATATAGAGAATAGTCTTTGTGGTTTTGAAGACAAGGATAAGAGTTATATTGGCAAAGTTCTATTACAACAACCTAAGATTATTCAAGATGTTAATGATAAAATGGCTCCAATCCTTAAGAAAATGGGTTGTGCCGGTCATTGGACTACCGAGATAAAGATTACTAAGAATGGTAAATACTTCTTCTTAGACCCTACGCTTAGGAACCCTGAGCCTCCGGGAGCAATATTTGATTGTGTCTATCTTAATTATCCGGAGGCTTGTAGAGATATAGCCTACGGTAAGCTCCCTAAAATGCGTATTAGAAAGAAATACTGTGCCCAGATTATGTTACAGTCTCCAGCTCACGATAGCGAGCAAATATGTGTCGAGTTCCCGAAAGACCTCAAACCGTTTATAAAGCTAAAGAATCACACTAAAACGGACGACTACTATACCATAATACCTAACGGTAACGGTGGTTTTTTTGGAGGCTGTGTTGGAATAGGAGACACAGCTAAAGAAGCTAAGGAAAACTGTAAAGATGTTTTTAAAGAGATAGTAGCAGAAGGTTTGGAATTTGATTGTAGCTCATTTGGACGAATAGAAGAGTCCATAGAAGCTGGAAAACAATTTGGAATAAATCTATAGAAAGGAATTTTATGAGACACCTTCCAAATATTAGTATTAAACAGTTTGATATCAAAAGCACAAAGGTGAAAAGTCGCACTAAGAATATGTTAATGCAGCTTGAAGATGAATGTTTTGTTGTTGAGTTACAGATGGAATGGGAGGACAAGGAGTGGTTGCTCGAAAGGACAGCTTCATGTTTCTTAGCCTACGACAAAACAAAAATCATTGGAGAGATTTACGCCGTATCTGAATACGAGGAAGAAGATATTAAAACAGACGACGACCAGCACTTCTTTGAAATCATTGATAGATGCGTTCAGGAGAAGGGGGCTTATATTTACAGCATTGGTGTCCTGCCGGATTACGAAGGCAAGGACATAGCCAAAAGACTTCTATGGACTACCCTTAAAGACCTGAAAGATAAGGGTTTTAAGAAATCATTTGCACACGCCAAGAAGGGAGCCAGCGAGCATTTGTTTAGGTTCTTCGGAGCAGATGTTCTTGGCTACAGAGAAAACTGGTATGATACAGGATTTCCTTACGCTATTATAGAAATTGACTTAGATGAACTCACTCTTATAAATTTTCAACCATACATACAGGAAAATAATTACGACTGTGGGTTGGCTTGTATAGAAGCTATATTGGATTATAAAGAAGTTAAATATGATAGAAAGAAAATAATTGAAGCCAGCGGTCTTGACCCCGGAGAGGGGACTTCTCCCAATGGTATTATAAAAGGACTTAAAGCTGGCGGGGTAAGCCCGATAATAGTAAACAACATAGGCGGTCTTCGTGCACCGACAATCATGCTTGTTATGGAACCAGCATATTATGAAGGACATTATCTTGTGCTTGTAGGATTTGGAAAGAATTTAGTATTTGTTCAGGACGTGGACAATGGAAGGATAGGGCGAATGAGCTTAGAAGGACTTGGAAGAATGTGGTGGAATGATACCGTTAAAACATCTTGGGGGGTGACGGTATGAACGATAAATTCTATGGCATAGCCCTTACAGCAGCAAAGCTATTTATAACAGACAAAGCAATATTTATTCCAGAGACTATTTATACCTATGTTGAAGAAGTTTTTGAATTTAAGAATGGCGGATATATTCCTATAAAACCCGGAGATGTTATTCGTGGAGTAAAAAGTGGAGCAACTGCTATAGTCATTGGAGTATTTACAGATAGTGGTTCTTGGGATAAATCTACAATGACGGGAGACCTTAGAATTAAATCACGAGCCGGTCAATTTATTAATGGAGAAAGTATCAGTATTGGGGCTGAAGCGGACAAAGCAAATATAGAGTCTTTACCGATAGAGTGTGAAGATGATTATAAATTCAAACATAGCAGGGCTAAGGTTGTTTATGTTTCAGTTACCATATCTAAAGACTCTCTTATAGACCATGCGGCTGTAGTTATTTCTGTAAGCGGAAACACATTAGATTACAATTACATGATGGGAACAATCATACCAGAGAGCAAGAAATGGGTGCTTTATGGAGATGAAATTCCTAAGGCTAATTTTATAAGTTTTGTTCAAGGGGCAAAATCTTCGATAGACTGTATAGGATTTTTTTGATAGGGGATTATAATGGCTGAACTCGATAGGGGTTTTGTAAAAGTAAAAAACGCAGAGGAAGTTACTTCTGACATTAATAAAGAAAAGGAAGCTGCTCAGGCTGACAAAGATCAATCTCATCTTGTAACATCCCTTAATCAATGGGTTGAGAAACAATGGTGGGATGCTAAAGATGCCAAGAGAATTGTCGAGCAAGAAATGTTAGACAGCGTATTTCAGCGTAGAGGCCAGTATACAGACCAGAAGCTAGCCCAAATCAAAGCCGTTGAACAACCTGAAATCTTTATGAATATCACTGAGACCAAGTGCCGTAATGGTGTTGCTCAAGTAAAAGATATTATTTCACAGCCCGGAAAAAGAATTTTCTCCGTAAGCCCAACTCCTCTTCCAGAACTTCCAGACGAAATAGTTCAACAGATTCAACAAGAGACGGTTGCAATGTTCGTACAGATGGCTGTTCAGCAAGCAGTTCAGACAGGAACAAAACCAGACTCGTCACAAGTCAGACAACTTATAATATCTAAAGCTGACGAAATTAAAGACAAAGTTCACCATGAAATCCTTGAGAAAGCTAAGAAATTAGCAATGGATATTGAAGATAAAATTGATGAAGACTTTATAGTTGGTGGTTTTTATGAAGCCATTGACTTAGTAGTAGATGATATAGTAGGACTTAAAATAGGATGCTTAAAAGGCCCCATTTTTAGAAAAGAAAAGATAAAGAAAATAGATAAAGACCCGCAGACTGGAAAACTCTCCAGAAAGATTGAAGAAAAAATAATCCCTGAGTACGAAAGACGGTCTCCGTTCTTTATCTATCCTTCCCCTAGAAGTGTCGGTGTGAATAATGGATACTTGTTTGATGTTATCAGTATCCGTCCAAAAGACTTATTTGATTTAATAGGGGTGGAAGGTTACAACTCAAAAGAAATCAGAGAAGTAATAAGGGAATTTTCTGCTGGTGGTTTTAACAATGAATGGCTAGACCTTACACCAGAAGCTAAAGAAGGCTTTGGAGAAGAAGACAGAAGGAAGGTATCTACTTACTACCCATATGAAAATATTTATTGTCTAGAGCTTTGGGACGAAGTTCCGGGGAAGCTTTTAAGGGATTGGGGTATGAGTGAAGAAGATGCCCCCGACGAAGACGACCTTTATAGTGTTTGTGTATGGCAGATAGGAAAGCATATTATCAAAGCCATGCTAAATTATGACGACCTAGGGAGAAAGCCCTTTCATATTACTTCTTTTCAAAAACAGAACGACTCCTTTTTTGGAAGGGGGATTCCCGACATGATACAGGATTGTCAACAGGTGTGCAACGCTTGTGCAAGGGCCATCCTTTCTAATGTCGGTATAGCCTCTTATCCAATGCTAGACTTAAATATAGATAGATTAGAGCCGGGTGCCTCAAGAAAGATTTGGCCGGGTAGAGTGTTCCCCACTACAGACGAACAAATGGGAGCTGGAAGCAAAGCTCTTAATTTCTATCAGGCCGAAATGGTTACAGAGAAACTTATAACTGTTTACGAGACATTCTCTAGGATAGCCGATGAACATTCTGGAGTGCCTGCCTTCTCACACGGAGATGCTAACGTTGGCGGAGCTGGAAGCACAAGTTCCGGGTTGCACCAGCTCCGTGAAATGGCGGCACAAGGAATTAGGGCTGTTGTAAGAAACATAGACAATGATATTATAATCCCAGCTCTCCAGTTTCACTATGATTACCTATTGGATAATACAGATATATACGGGCTTGTTGGAGATTACAAAATGATAGCCGAGGGCAGCTCTGCTCTAGCTGCAAAAGAACAGCTTACAATGCGTAAGAATGAGTTTTTACAGTCTACGGCTAATCCTTTAGACCTACAGATTATAGGTATAGAGAATCGTAGGAAGATGTTGTTTGAAGTAGCTAAGGCGTTGGGCATTGACATAGACCCTACAGAACTTTCTAAACAGCCTGTTCAGATGGCACAGCAGGCTCCCGGTGCGAAACCGGCTCCGTTAGATGATTCAGGAAATCCAACCCAAGGGACGGATGTGCGAAGTCAATCCCCCCAGCCGAGGTAGAGAATGGGAAGTTCAACAGGTTTACAAAATGAGGAAACTCTTTAGTATATGGATTATAATAATCATGGCTAGCGCAACAGGAATGTATGATATTATA